GCGCTCTCCGCCTCCGCCGCCGCCGCCGCCGCCGCCCACGCCGCTCTCTCCGCCGCCCTCGCCGCCGCTCTCTCCGCGCTCTCCGCCTTCGCCGCCGCCGCCGCCCTCGCTGCCGCCCCGGAACGATCGCTACCGTAGAGCCAGCCGATGGCCCAGCGCCGCGTGCTGTGGGTGGGAGCAATCACGATGGCAAACGCGACGCGCTCCTCCGTGGTTACCTCAGGCACCGCGATTTCCTCGACGACGCGCACCCTGCCTTTCGTCCACAGCTTGAGCCCGTCGTCACCCAGGAGCGCGTGGACCTCACAGCGCCACAGACGGGGCCCAGGGATGTTGCCGTGGATTGGGTTGAAGAGCACCGCCTCGATCTCGGTCTGGTAGAAGTGGAGCACACCGGGCTGGCAGGGCCGATCGCCGTGGCCGATGGGCAGCACGTCGAATCCTGGGGACCACCGGGTTTCGTACTGGGTGCCCGCTTGCGTCAAGCCGTTCCGGTCGGTCAACTTGTAGAGCGTCATGTGCACGCCTCTTTCCAGCATTGGTGCCGGGGCTGCCTACCTATGCGGTGCTGCCGCATATCCACCCATCCGACGCCGGATGCCACAGACGACTGACGTGAGGCGCGGCGTCTCTGGTATGTCCTCGTTGCGTAGCAACCGTCGCACGAGCCAGTCGCGCAGCATCGCATCGACAGCGTCTGCCTCGCCGTTGCCGAGACGTAGCATCGCGGATGCCTGTACCTGTACGCGTAGTGCATCACGCCAGACAGGCCCACGGCCGTACTGTTCCGGGTTCTCGCTGCCGAGGATGGTCGCCTCGTCCATAGGGGTCGCGTACTTTCGGGGAGAGGGAGGAGGGCCCGGATGCCCTCCTCTAGTTCACGCGCGTGAGGGCGCTCGAGAAGCTTGGATGCGCCTTGAACTTCACGACACGCTTGGCAGGCACGTCCACGGTCTTTCCGAACGGGTTGGTCACCGTGCGAGCCTTGTGCTCCTGCACCTTGAACGTCCCCAGTGGAGGCAGGCGCAGGTACCCGTCGTCGGCGACGCTGCGCGTGATCGCCTCCAGCACGGCCTCCAGCATCCGGCGGCCGTCGAGCTTCGTGCACCCAGCGATCTCAGAGACCGTAGACGCCAGCTCTTCCTTCGTCATCGATCCGATCCTTTCGTTGTTTGGGCGTAGCGGACTGGTGAACGCTTCACGGGCGAACGACCTCCTACCCGCTCCAACAGCGCCTCGACTTCATGCGCCGACAAGCGGCGGATCAGCCGATACCACGACGGAGTGTCCTTCAGGCGACCCTCTATCTCCAACGGCACCCTGCCCTCGCTCACGTGCAACCCGTCCAGCTCCTCCTCGCTCAAATCCAACGCCTCCCCTACACGCGCCAACGTCTCCGCGCTAGGACGCTGACGACCACTCGACCACTGCCACACTTGCTGACGACGTACTCCAAGCAACCGAGATACCCGTACCACCCCCTCCCGACTCGATAACTCACCAAACGTCATGCCAATACCCCTCTCAAACTCCTAGGTCCCTATGTCCCCCTACCCGGTGTCGTCCCTCCACCTCTATCCTAACACACCCCAAGCCATCTGTCAACCGTTACTTGCGCCCACAACACAACCAGAACACCGGTCCACCCCTCCCCGTACCTAATCCCTACCTAAGCCCTACCCATAGTTGAGCAAAACTCCCAATATGCCCTAAAAACCCGCCCTGAGACCACCTAAACACCCTACTAAGCCCCTAATAGACGTTGAACGAAAAATCTAACGGCCCATACCACCCTAACCGAAACCGCACACCAGACACGCAGCGTAGGGGGGTCCCTACCACCCCCACCCCACCCCCATCCGCGCGCCGCGCCATTCCCGAGGGGGCTAGCGGCGTAGTCCTACCTACCGTCACACTAGCGTTGTCGTTGTTGCCCCGCCGTGCGAGTGCCGTCGTTCTACGCCGCACGTCCGAAGCTCGTCGCACCGACGAACCGTCCCCGCGACACCCTCCGTTACCCTCCCAAGGGCCGAAACACCCCATGTCGGCCCATAGCTTGTGCGCCGTTTCACACAATTCGCCGCTTTTGACGCCTTTAGACGAAAAGTGACCCCCGAGCTTGTGCGCGATGCGACAAACTTCGCGACTCGGACCTCTTGGCACGGCAGAACGGACCCCGAAACGACCAGAACCGGGCATGTCAGCGCCCGTGCCAGTCCGCGCCCGTGCCTGCTGTATCCGAGGCTTCCCGCCGGCTTCCGAAGGCGCAGCGCTCTCGTCTTTGCCGCTCCTTGCGCCGCGGATTCCGGGCGTTGCGTTGGCTTCACCGCCCGCCCTCGCAGAGGTCCTTCGCAGCGCCGAGGCGCAACCGCCCGATTAGCCTTGACTTCCGCCCGTCGCCGCTGTATCATAGGAGGTAGTGATGTAGCGTGTCTCTTCGTCGTCGGTACCCACTTAGGGAGGCGATCTTGTGTTGATCCGAGTCAGCTACCACGGTCCGACGAATACAAGGCCGTCGCGTTGGAGCACCGATGCCGACGATTCCCCGCGCCGAAGTTACTCGCGCGAGTGTGATCGCGGTCCAACCGACGACGCAGAGAGAGCAGCGCTCCGTTACGCCGAAAGCGCGCTTCATTACGACCGCCCGCGCATCGCCGCGCGCGGCCAGTTCCGAGGCGACCACTATTTCTTCGTCCATGAGGCAGGCTACGCCAGTGGCGAGCTCCACCCCGACGCCACGACAGCCGCCGCGGCTCTTGTGGCCGCGCATCCCGACTGGACCGCCGACCACATTGCTCGCGCGATGATCCACGCCACGCAGGCGTACGTACCCACGGCCGACTGCTTTGCGGCCGCGCTTGCCGCTGGCGCGACGCCACCCAAGAAATGACGGGAGGCTATCCGTGAACGCAACGCCAGCCACCGAGCCTCGCTCGTACCCCCACGGGAAGCGGCGGTTTGCGGACCCGCCGGCGTTCCAGAGCCCCGAGGACGCCCGCACATTTGCTAGCTACTCGGTGCGCAACGCGGCCATCGTCCGACAGGTTCTCGCCTGTGACTGCGAGCCCTATGAGGACGTGTTCACCATGCGGCGATGGAACGCGCAGGGCCGGAAGGTCGTCAAGGGCCAGCGGGGCCACGCCATACCGGTACTCATTCCTGTGGTCTACGAGGACGAGGACGGCACGGAGCAGTACGCGACCGAGACGAGGACTGTGAATGTGTTTTGCCGGTGCCAAACGGAGCCGCTGCCTGCCACTTGGCGCGGACGCAGATGAGGAGCCGCCCGATGTTCACGCCCACCGCCGCCGACATCGTAGGACGAACCGACTTCAACGAGCCTGGCCGCGAGTGCTGGGTGGAGGTGACGTACGAGGACGGGGACGAGGTCTTCCTAGTCCCGTCGAGCAGAGGAGACACACACTACCGCGTCAGGGGCGGGCACGCGGAGCACGGCGCCAGTGAAGCGGTCGTGTGGCGGTGCGACTGTCCGGCGGGGCAGCGGGGCAGGGAGTGCAAGCACATGTGGCGCGTGATCCGCGCGCTCGACGCCGACGGGCATTGTTGACGGGCGCCCCAGGAGGGCCGCCCCACACGAGGAGCGAGACGACGATGGGTAGGCAAGACGACGAGCGGCAGCACGACCGCGAGCGACGGCTACAACGCCTGTCGGAGCAAGGGGCCGAATGGCAGCGTATACGAGACCACCTGCACGCACAGGGCGCCTGGAGACACAGCGGCGAGCAGCACGCCTACCGCAACTGGCAGCGGCGACTACGCCGCGCTTACCGTGCCGTCTACGGGCCATCTTAGGCGGCCATCCGGGGCCGCCACCACCCTTTCAGGAGCCGCCCGATGTTCAAGCCCACCGCCGCCGACCGCAAGTTGCTCGACCGCGCAGATCGTTACCCGACGTTCGGAACCGCCTACATGTACCGCGATGGTGTCGTCCTGTGGACCTATCGCACTGGTGTCCTTGAAGCCTACCACCTGTGGCGCTCTGAGATCCCGTTCCACTGCCATCCGGCCAAAGGCATGCTCCCGGAGGGGGTGCAAATCTGCGACATCCATCCCTGCGTGGTCGTCCACCACCCAAATCACCTCCGCTACGGCGTACGCGAGCTGTGGCTAGACTGGGGCAGCCACACGCGCGCCGAAGAACCACACGGCATCGCGTCCCACAGCATCACCATCGTTACGCTTGACCGCGTACGGATCCGCGACGACAGCACGTACGTCAACGGCACGTGCGTTCGTAGCGGTTCGATGAACCTGTTCCCGAACCCGTGGGAGTTCCTCGGCAGCACGTGCCGTGACTGGCGTGCCGTCCGCACCGCGGTAGAGCACTGGGAGCAGCTTCAGTACGACCGCGCGACCACCCTGATCGACCACACTCCGCCCGCGGCCGGCCAGACTTCCGCTGCCTAAGAGACACAGACACGGCGGCCATCCGGGGCCGCCACCACATCGGCGGCCGTCCGGTGCCGTCTTGCACAGGGAGAGCTTGCACCATGAACCGAATGACGGACGATGACGTCACCATTTACCACCGCTGCGAGCGCCTCGAGGAGGCGATCAATCGCCTCATCCGCCGCGTTGAGGCCACGCGCGACCAGAGCTACCATGACGACGCTCGACGCGGAGTCCTGCCTGCCGACATGCACACCGGTGCGCAACTTGATCTGGCGCGAGACATACTCGCCGAGGCCCGCGATGCCATCGGCCGCGCTCGCGACGAAGTACCGCCCCCTACACAGATCGAACGCGATCGCGACGACGCAGGCCGAGTCCGGGCACACCTGCGTCGCCGATGCGACTTCGACCACACCGACGCCGACACCCGCGCCCGCGACGCGGCCGAGACCCTGTGCGCCGCGCTCGACGCCGACGGGCATTGACGGGCCGCCCCAGGAGGGCCGCCCCACACGAGGAGTGAAACCATGCTCATCCGAGTCAGATTCCACGGTCCCACCAATTTCAGGCCCGCCCGGTGGAGCACACACGCCAACCACGCACCGCGCCGTTGGCACGACAGCGACTCCGACGCCAATTATCGTGAAGATGCGGAGCGAGCGGCCCTGGATTACGCAACGGAGACGCTGCGGTACGACATCCCCCGAGTTGTCGCCCACGGCTACTACGACCAGGACGACTACGTATTCATCACCGAGTCGCCGATCGATCCTTCGCCCCTACACACCGCTGCCGCCCAGGCAGTCGGCCGACACCCCACCTGGCCCGACGAAGAGCTCGCAGGTTTCGTCGACCGCACAACGTCTGACACGACCACCAAAGCCGAACGCCTCGCAGCGCTTCGCACCGCGCGCGAGCACCGCGCCTGTGCCCTTCCCTAACCCATCCCGGAGAACCCCTTCACATGACACGACGTCAGGCCCTCGACAACGAACTCGCACGCACATTCCGCGCCTACTGTGACGCACTCGCCGCCTACCCCGACTGGCGACCCCACACCCCTCATGCTACCGACGCCCTGGCCGCCCGCGCCAGCGAGAACCTGGCCCGCGCCGGTTTCCGCCCCGCAGACCTAGCCCTCACCCGCCGCCACGCTATCGCCAAGGAAAGTATCCAGCACGCAAGGAGAGCCCACCGATGATCCCCGAGCCGTTGACAGGCGCCGAGGCGCACGACGACGACATCCTTTACGAGGCCTGGTGCCGCCTATGTGATCTCCGACTCCGTGCCCACGATCTCCGACTGCGAGACGTCGACCCCGACGCCGTCCGCGCCGAGTACCACGCCCACCGCACCCCCTACCGCGCCGCCCATTCGCGCCCGCCCGGCCCATGCTCGCCACCGAGTAGCGCCCTACCCAGCCGGCCCGATCCGACGGGCCGGCCTCTACATCCCTGAATCTCCACGACGCCACCGCCTGCTACACGCCTCGGTACCCCCGACCCTGTACCCCGAGACCCCGACGCCGCAACACGGCATCCCGCCGAGCACCCGCCGCGCTACTACGCACATCATCGGCCAAAGGCTCCTACCACCCGGCCCCAGCCGACCGAGCGCCCCGCCCCGCCGCCACCGCGGGAACCGATCACCCGAACCAACACCAATCCGGACCGCCCCGGCACGGCCACACCCCTCGACTTGCAGGCCGAAATGCAGGCCCAAATGCAGGACAGACGACCGCTACCTTCCAATTATCCTTGACTTGCGCCCCCTCCCTCCGTACACTTGTACCTGAGGAAAGGAGCCTCGATATGCGTCTCTGTCACCACAGGGAGTTGGATTGGCAATTCCCGGAACGCACCAAGTGGACGGACCTACTCACTGGTCCCGTGGCAGAACTGGCCGAACGCCTTTCGCAGGACGTGCGGGACTGCGAGACCCGCATCCGAAAGCACCCAGAGTACCCTACGGAGAACGCGGCGAAGGCAGACGCCTACCGCCACGCACTCCGTGAACTGGCCACCGTCATCGAATATCCGGAGGCAACGCCATGCCGTGTCTAGACGACCATCCGAGGCCGCCACCACCCTGAAGGAGACGCTCGTGACATCAGACGGCTCGCGCACTTACTGGCACGTGGTAGGGCCCGGCTGGCGGGAGGGCGATCCCCTCCTCTCCTACTGGACGTTGCAAACTCGCGGCGAACCGCCTCCGTGGAAATGGGATGGCGACCCCTTTACGCACGGCGACCCTGACGTAGTGTGCTTGTTTGAACATCTCCACGAGGCCGAGGAGATGATCGCGGAGTACGGCGGCCGCCTCCTACGTGTCGATCTGCCGCCCGAGAAAGTCGGCAGTCTCTTGCACGTCGAGGAAGGATACCCAGCGGCATTCCAGATCGATCCGCAGTACATCACCGTATGTGGGTAGGCATACGTCAGAAACCGCCCTAACACGAGACGGAACAGCCATCGGCTATCACGTCACCATCACCGAGACCATCGACAGGGCCATCACTCATGGAGCGCGACCCGACGTACATCGCCCGGCTGATGGCGCTTCCGGACCGTGAACGCCGGATGCTCCTCTACGGCGTCTGGGACATCGCCAACGAGGGCCTCGTCTACGACGATTTCGACACCATGCGCCATGTCGTCGAGCCGTTCGAGATACCGGAACACTGGACCCGCCTGCGGAGCATCGACTTCGGCTACAACAATCCCTTCGTCTGCCTTTGGCTGGCTCTGTCACCCGATGACGAGCTCTACTTGTACCGCGAGATCTACGAGACGGCGCGCCTCGTGTCCGACCTCGCCGACGAGATCACTGCACTGACGGGACACGAGCGTATCGTCGTCACCGTCGCGGACCACGACGTCGAGAACCGCGCCGAGCTGAATCGACGAGGCGTGCCAACGGTCCCTGCTATCAAGCGCATCCAGGAGGGCATCAGCGAGGTCCGCGCTCGCCTTGCGGCGGACCGACGTGGCCGCTCCAGGCTGTATGTCCTCCGTGACTCCACTGTGCGCACAGACGCGCGACTCGCGGCCCAAGGCGCCCCAACCTCGACCCGCGAGGAGTTCGCCGTATACCGCTACGGCGAGTCGGCGGTCGCTTCGACCGAAGCTCCGCTCGATCTGCATGACCACGGGATGGACGCCCTGCGCTACGCATGCATGTACTTGAGGCACAGGCGCCAGAAGGCGACGCGCTGGCGGTCCGTCAGCGGGATCTAGGCACCCGGAACCACCTTCGAGCACCCTCAGGAGCGCCGACATGCCTGACGTTCAGGTCACCCCAGCCGGCAAGCGCATTATGACGCCCGATCCGGCCCACGAGGAGCACCACCCATGACCGCCGACGACGCGAAGGCCTACCCGTTCCAACTCATCAACCAAACAACCATGCGCGCCCGATGCACTGCGCTCCATGGCGTCAGCCCTCTGACACTCTCCGAGCGCGAGCTTCAGGCCATCCGCATTGAGCTCACCCGCATCGCCGACATGCTCGCCGCCATTGCCACCGCCATCGGCAACCCCAATGGCCTCTACTACCCACGGCCACAGACGCCCACCCATACCCCCGCATCGGAGGCCCCGCAATGATTGGGCTCTCTGAGTTCAACATGGCATACGGCCTCCTGCTTGCCTCGACCGCCCCGCTCGGTTCACGCATCGACAGTTCGTCCGGGATGGCGTGGACGTCTGAGCTCCGGTACGCACTCACCGGGCCCCGGGCGAAGGACCCCGACCTCACACACCGCGTCTACATCCTGGTGGACGACTGCCTAACGCTCCTTACCTCGATGGCACGTCACGGCGCATACATCGCCTGCGACACACCCTCGGGAACCCTTTACCTTCCGCCAGAGACCATCGTCGCGGAGGTCCACATGTACCGGACCGCCCCGCAGAACGAGCTTGGAGACATGGTATGGGCATCGTCACCTACAACGGCGCCCGATTCGAGTGGCTAGGCCACTTCGACGAGCGGCACGTGCCCACGAAGGCCCGATGGCGCTGGGACCCGGACGCGAAGGTCTGGTACACCGACATCCTGGAACGCGCAGCTTTACTCGTGCACTACGCCAAAGGAGCGGCCCACGACCGCTTGCGTGACTACCTCGACGGCATGGAGGAGAGCCGCCAACAGAGCCGCGCCGTAGAGGCCGACATCGACGTGCCCGCACCGCCGGGCTGCGAGTACATGCCGTTTCAGTTGGCGGGCATCCGCTACTGCCTCAGCACCCGCACCGGCAATGCCTTGATCGCCGACGAGATGGGCCTGGGTAAGACGATCCAGGCCCTCGGCCTCATCAACTGCCAACCGGACATACAACGCGTCCTTGTGGTATGCCCCGCCACGGTCAAACGCAACTGGGCTCGCGAGGCACACAAGTGGCTCGTACGTCCCCACCACATTCGCATATGGGAGAGCGCTGAGCTCAAGGGCCACCGAATGAGCGCCGCGGTGCCCTACGAAGGCGTGTCCGTTCACATCGTGAACTGGGACATCCTCACCCAGCGCAAACGGGACGACGACGACGAAACCTGGGCGCGCCCGGTTCTCTTGTCGCTACAACCGGACCTCTTGGTCTTCGACGAGAGCCACAAGATGAAGAACCCCGCCGCGCAACGCACCAGGGCAGCGCTTGAGATCGCCACGACGGCCAAGCGCAAGCTGGCGCTGACTGGCACACCGATTGCCAACCGACCCATCGAGGCGTGGACTACGCTTCACATGCTCGACCCCGACTTCTGGCGCACGAAGAGCTACTACGCCAACCGCTATTGCGACGCCCACATCGAGCGCGTCGCGTGGCACAAGGACGTGTTCAAGGCCAACGGGGCCAGCAATCTCCCCGAGTTGCAGGACCGCCTCCGCGCCACCGTGATGGTCCGCCGCCGAAAGATCGACGTGCTCACCGAGTTACCGCCAAAGCGACGCCAGATCATCGAACTCGACCCCGCCAAGTACGCGGAGGTCCTAGCGAAAGAGGCCGACGTCATTCACCGCACGAAACACGACCTCGCCGCAATGAAGGCCCGCCTCGACAACATCGACCGCGACACAAACGAGGCAGAGTACAAGGCCGCCGCCCGAAGCCTGCGGGAGGGGTACACCGTCGCCTTCACCGAACTGTCTCGCGTCCGACACGAGACCGCGCTGGCCAAGGTCCAGGACGTAACCGCCTTCGCCGAGGACGCACTGGAGTCCGACGACAAGATACTGGTCTTCGGCCATCACCATGACGTGATCGAATCCCTGGCAACCTTGCTGGCCAAGTACGGCGTGGTCACGCTCACCGGCCAGCACACCCAGGACGAGCGCAACCACGCCATCGACGCCTTCCAGACCGACCCCGACATCCGCGTCTTTATCGGCTCAACACTCGCCGCCGGTATGGGCATCACACTGACCGCCGCCAGCACGGTCGTCTTCGCCGAACTCGATTGGGTGCCCGCCTACCTGAGTCAGGCCGAAGACCGAACCCACCGCATCGGCCAAGCCAACAGCGTCAGCGTCTACCACCTTGTCGTCGACGGGTCCCTCGACGCACGCATGGCCACGATCCTTGTTGAGAAACAGGCCGTGATCGACGCCGCGCTCGACGACTCCACGGGCGACATGGCCATCAAGCCCTTCGAGGTGCTCGACCTGGCCCCTCCCAAGGTGAAAGAGATCGTCGGCTATGTCTTCGCCTACGAAGAACTGGCCGCCATTCACGCTTGGCTCCGTCGTCTGTCGGCCCTCTGTGACGGCGCGCGTACCCTCGACGGGGCCGGCTTCAACAAGAACCATGCCCCCATCGTCCACTCACTCGCCCAGGCGGACGCGCTCACCAACGCGCAAGCCGCCGTCGGCATCCGGCTCGCTAACTTCTACAAGGGCCAGTTCGAGGCACGGGAGCAAGCCGACATCGGCTACGTCTACCAGCAATGGCGCGCTGCCATTGCAGTCAAGGAGGACGCCGAATGACCGACGATATCACGATCCACATCAACAATGCCGGGCCGCAGCAGTGGCTTGCGGACCACAACACTCCCACCCTGCGAGCGCCACGGCGCGCGTGGTTCTGCGAAGGCTACGACGACGGCGCTGCCTGGGTGCGCCGGTTCCTACGAGACCACAACACCACGCCAGACATCTCCCGCTTCCGCGACGCCCAGTACCTAGGCCTTGTGCACCGCGGTCTGTCTGAGCATTTCTGCCGCCCGCTGTATGAGCAGGGATTCGACGCCGCGTACTGTGACGGCCTGGACATTCACGACGCAGACCTTGCGTCCCAACCCGACCCCCCAACGGAGACCTCGTGATGGACCTCCGTTGGCCCTTCGCCCTGGCCATCCTGGCCGCCGCGATCCTCTTCATCTGGAGGCACCACCGATGAGCGCCGAGCCCGACGTGTTCGACCCCGAAGACGAAGCCCCATCCGAGGAGCGGTACATGGACGCAGTCAACGAGGCTGTCGCCGATGCCGCCCACACACCACCATCCCCGACAACCTCTGTCTGGGAGACGCTGAGCCGACCGATCCCCAAGCAACTGCTCTTCACGCGGCCGGGCGCGGACGGCAAGAACTACACCTACATCGCCTGGCCCGTCGCCTGGAAACTCATCAAGGCCAAGTACCCACACGCCACGTACAAGTGCTTCGGGCCGAAGGAATGCGGGGGAGGTTACTCCGTGAGGGCCTCCATCACGATCGACGGAGAGACCCAGTACGGCATCGGCTGGTTCCGCACTTGGGCGCCCACGAACGTCGACCGCGCCACTGGCGAGATCAAGCGCAACGACAAGGGACGCCTTGTGGAGGACATGCGCCCCGACTGTGGCGTGAAGGGCGCGGAGTCCGACGCCCTGATCCGCGCCGCACGGTGCCACGGCCTCGGGATCGACCTGTGGATCAAGGAGGAACACCGCGCAGCGCTGGACGCTGTGCTTGCCAAGGTCCGCCCAGCGGCCCCAACACCCGTCCACGAGTCCCCACCGCAACCTGCCGCTGCGCCCACACCCCCGGCCGCGGTAGAATCCAAGTGGACGCCCGAACCGCAGGCTCAGCCTTGGATCGACAATGCCACCCAACGGTTCCCCGAGATCGCCGCGAAGACCCCAGCGGCCCTCGTCGACGCGATCAAAGCCCTCGAAACTGAACTCCACGACCTGTCCGTCTCTGGATTCCTCGTCCCCGACGACGTACGTGAGAAGCGTCAGTGGTTCTGCCCGACGGCGAGACTCACAGAGGCGCCGCTTCCGGGCCTTCGCGGCTACCTCGCTTGGCTCTGGCATCTCAGAGCCCGCCTTGACTCCAACGCCAACGGCCAAGGAGACGCCGACAAGCCATCTGCCGCGTAACGCCCTTCACCCCGAGACTGTGCGCAAGGCCCGCTTGGCGACCACGCTAGCGGGCCTTGGCATTTCCGACGCCGAGATCGCCGCCACCCTTCGCCTCAAAACCTCTGACGTTCCCATCCTGCTCTTTCAGTACCAGGCCCATGTCTCTGGCTACGGTGCCCATCCCCTCCCTATGTTCTGGAGCTTCTATGCCACCCTCTCCGACCAGTACCCTGTGGCAATGCCCAAGCTGCAATGCGACGTTGGCAGTAGTGCCCAATCCAGCTAAGGGCCTTGCGTTTCGGTGCCCTGCCTGCGCCACTCCCCTCGTTAAGGCCTCCTCGGAGTCGGAGCACGCGATGATCCGCAAGCGCTCCTACACCTGTTCCAATTGCAGGCGCCACTGGCACAGCACCGAGTGGCTTGACGTCCTGACATCCGAGATGGTCGTGCACATCAGCGAGTTGGCGCGCATGTTCGCGCACCCAGCGATAGCCGCCAACCTACCGCTGCGTACGACGGACGGCGAAGCCGAGGGCCGCGGAACCCTCACACTCCGGAGGTGGCTGAAGGACGGGACGGTCAGCGAGTACTGGGGCCCGATGATTGAGCCGCTGGCGAAGGTTCTCGTCGAGCGGGACGTCGTGGCACTTCCCCAGGACCTGGTGGGCAAGTTCTCCCGGATCGTGAAGCGGCTGGACCTTCCGGTTCGCATCCTCAAGGAGACCGCGGGGGTGGTCGCCGTCGCGGAGGGCGGCTGGCACAAGGGCCAGGTCTACGGCTCGGAGACCGACCCTCGCTACGACCGGATCACCTTCTACCTCCGAAAGGACAAGCACCCCTTCCACATGACGAAAGGCAAGCCTGCATGAGCCTCTTCGAGTTCCCGATTGCCGTGGCCGCCGTGGCGCTATCCTTGGGGTACGTGGCCCGGTTCGCGTACAATGCAGGCAAGGCAGACCGCGTGCTGGAGCGTCGGCTCCGTGAAGAACTAGGCGAGAACCTGTCTCTCCTTGGCCGGCGGATCGATGCCCTGGAGGCCGCAGACATCGACCGCACTCGGCAGCTACGCGAACTCGCCGAGGAGTACCGGGAGGTCGTAGGTCCGAAGCATGAAGAACGAATCACCAAACTCATCCAAGAGACCGCGGCGACCAAGAACACCCGCAAGACCTGGCGCGACCGATACGGGCTCCAACCCACTGATGCCGAACGCTGACGCTGGCGCGAAGATCGGCATCACTGAACTGGACACGGACCTCGCTGTCGAACCCCTCGCCTCGCAGTTCATGCGCGCGCTGTTGCTCCGCCAACTGGCAACTCCCGACGGCGTGATCGAGGTACTGCGCCAGGAGTTCCAAGACGCACGCAGCACCAAGGACTATCTCGTCCCCGACGCGCGTTGGGACATCATCCTACTCATGCGCGCGAGGGGCGTGTTCCTGTCGGACATCGCCGAGGCGTGCAAGATCGACTTCCCCGAACTCCTGTACTGGTTCCACACCCCGGGCATCGTGCGCGACATCTGGACGCTGATGGAGACGGAGGAATGGGAGCGCTTCAAGGTGAAGGCCAGGCAACGAGTCATCGCTGCCTTGGACGATCCCGAGGTCCTGCCTACTAGCGCGATCGAGGTCGCCGCGAAGCTCGTCGCCATGTTTCAACCGGAGCGTAGGACCGTCACCGATGACGACCCCGCCGAGTTCATCGAGTCCCTGACCCGGAATCCGATGCCGCTCCCCAAGGGCTGAGGAATTGCAGTGCAGGCCCTTCTCTCCCAGGTCTACTGGCGGGCACCCACCGAACGCGCCCTAACTGTTGTCAGCGAGCGCCTACGAGAGCGCCAAACGTGGCAGCGACTCATCCGCGAGCGCTCCAAGTACCAGCAAGACCCCGACTCCTTCTCCGCCCTCTCCCGCGCCACACAGCGTTCCCTGGCCCTACGGTTCCAGAAGCTCGACCAGAAGATCGCGCAGGACCGGACCCTCCTGTACTTCCCATTCGCCCAGCAGCAACGCTTTCACCAGTGCACGCTGTGGGACGAGCCCGGTGGCCGCAAGGCCATCAAGGCCAAGACGCGCATCGCCGACTGCGGTAACCGCAGCGGGAAGACGATGGCGGGATCCGTCGAGGCAGTGTGGTGGGCCACCGGCACCCACCCGTACCTGTTCACCCCCGCGCCGCCGCTGACAGTCTGGTACGTCGCGCTGGACTTCCCACACTCCCGAGACATCAACAAGCCGATCCTCGACCGCTTCATGCCCGAGGGCGCGCGATGGAACGCGCAGGCCAGGTCCTGGACCCTGCCCAACGGCAGCGAGATCGTCCTCAAGTCTCAGGAAGCTGGCCGAGCCAAGTTCCAGGGCGGGAACGTGCCGCTCTGCGTGTGGGACGAGGAGGGGAACGACCCCGAGGAGTCCAAGTCCATCTACACCGAGTGCCTCGTCCGGACGTGGGACGAGTCCGGCCAGATCGTGATGACTCTAACCCCCATCGAGCAGTACGCGTGGATATGCGAGCTCATCGAGAAGGGCCGCGACGGCGACCCGGAGATCGAGGTCCACTCCTGGTCCGGCCTCGACAACCCCTACGTGCCGACCGCCGAGATCGAGGGCATGAGGTTCGAGAGCGAGGAGGAGGAGCAGGTCCGCAAGTACGGGGCCCTGATACCGCTCGGGACGCGCACCATCTTCAACAAGAGCACCCTCCGCCTCTGGCACGAGGAGTGCCGTAACGCCATCTTCCACTGGGGCGCCCTGGAGAAGCACGCGCTTGAGGGCGACCTGTACGCGTTCAAGGAACTACGCCCGAGCCCGGAGCCCACTTCGCTCCGGGTGTACGAGTGGCCCACGAAGCATGACTTCTACATCGTGTGCGTGGATACCAGCGGCGGCGTTGGCGCCAACTACTCCGTCGCCATCGTACTGGCACGCGTACCCCTGCGCGTCGTGGCGGTGTTTCGGAGCAACGTCGTGCCCGTACCGGAGTTCGCCGTGGCCTGCATGATGCTCGGCCATGCCTACTTCCAGCATCGCATCGACGCCCCTGCGCTGCTCGCCGCCGAGGAGAACAACCATGGCCACGGCCTCCTGACGGACATCATGCGCGCACGGTATCGCAAGCTGTGGTATCGTCCGAAGGAGACGAAGTTCGGCTACGAGGACTTCCCTGGCTGGCGAACGGACACGGCAACGCGGCCTGTCCTGGAGTCCGCGGTTCAGGTTGCCATCGAGGAGAACGCAATCCAGATTCGAGATGTACGCATCGTTGAGGAGTGCCTTCGCTACGAGCGCAACGCGCTGACCGGACGCACGGGCGCCCCTCGCGGACAGCACGACGACACCGTTATCGCTCTCGGAATCGGCCTCGCTGTCCACGCTATCGAGCCGCTGCCGGCGTTCGCAGTCCCACCTCCGCCCCCGGATGAAAGGGCTCTCCTATGCCAGCCGACCGCGCCGCCGCCACGAGAACTGCGCCGACAAGCCAAGAGGACGCCGTGGAGAAAGAACCAAGTCATCATCTGACCGAGGACCCGGACGACCTCCTTGGCGCGATCGACACGGACCGCCCGCACAAGCGCGCCGACGACGGGATCCAGGCCATCGGCGCGACCGCCGAAAGCCTCGACACACTTCGCGAAGGACTCTTGGCACTTGAGGTTCAACAGGCCACTACGCTTACCCTCATCCTGAGAGCCCTCCAGGAGAGCGCAGAGCCGCTTCAACGCGCCATCGAGAAGGTGCGCCAAGAGCAGAAGATCGTCCACGCCTTCTACGACCTCCCGCAAGAAGTGAAGGCATGGCTTCTCTCTCTCGCTGCCCAGGGCAACACGACGCCTGGGCAGGTGGCGGGCACCATCCTCTCGCAGCATATGTCGTGGCACCAGGACTCGTTCATCGTGCTCTTCAAGGGCACGGAAGAGCTCACCCAGCACGTACTCAGCTTGGCGCATGGGCGCGGCATCGGCCCCGAGGAGGTTGTGCTTCGCTCAATTCGCTTTGCGTGGGAGAACGCGTGTCTGTAACATGATATGTGACGCGCTGGATTGGGAATTGTTCCTCTCACAGAGAACAGAGGTGCCCTATGCCGATACCCGAGGGTGCCGTGCAGGCGCTACAGCAACAGAAACCCCGCACGTACGAAGCGTTGTCTCGCTTCATCAACGCCCTCGCCGCGTTGCCGCAGGCAGACGACGTGGTGGCCACCACGGTCAATGCCCTCGCCGACCAACTCGGCCAAGCGACCCAGCCTACGGAATCACGGGTCCCCTCCGCACCGAACAACATGACCGGCAGGCCCTTCAACGCGCAGGCAGCCCGAGCGCAGATGCGCCCGGCGAGCGAGCGCGCTGCCGGCATGATGCCAACATAGGGAGCTACCGATGCCGAGGAAGTACACGCCCCCGACGCCCGAAGGAAAGACACTCAGCGTCGACCGAACCGTCCGCGGCCAGGCCCTGCAAGGGACACCCGACGCGGCCGCCATCCCCACGCCGTCCCCGCTCTCCCGCCCCGATCCGAGTGAGGGCCAAGCCCTGGTAGGCGCGCCACAGAACGTGGCGAAGCCTGGGGCCACGCCCGCCACCGTGGCGCCCGGACGGGGCCAGAACCGAGGACTGAAAGGCACCCCGAGGAACGGCTAACATGCCCTACCTCGAAACCGTTCCGGGCATCGCCCAACCGGAAGTCGTGCCATACGACAGACGGTCTGGGGACGAACTCCTCCGGACACTCTGGAGGCTCTTCCGGACTTCCCGAGCCATGCGCCAACCGTACGAAGGCCAGTGGGCCGAGTTCTGGAAGGGCTGGGAAGGCTCCTTGGCGCTCTCTGAGACAGACGCCCTCCCCAAGCACTACTTCAACCACATCTGGAAGGTCACCGAGCAGGTAGTGGCGCGCCTGACAGAGGAACTGCCGGAGTGGAACGTCCTGCCCGTCGAACGCGACGACGAAGAGCTCGCCCGTGTCATGGAGAAGTACTTGGAGTGGACCACACGCTGCGTCGGCGCGGCAGGTCCACTCCAAGAGGGCATCCGCTCTGCGGAGGTGGCGGGCACAGCGATCTGGAAAACGCCCTGGAATCCTGATCTCTCCCGCGGCCGTGGCAACAACGAGCTCTACTGCTGTGACCTTCTGCGGCTGTACCCCGATCTCTCCAAGACCCGCCTCGACCAGATGACCTTCCTCATACAGGAGTTCTTCCTGGAGACCGCCTACATCCGCCGCCGCTGGGGCGTTGACGTGCCTCCAGTACAGGTGTTCTCCGACTTGGAGACCGACCAAGGCCTAGTGACCACGGCGAACCGGTCGACCGCCTTCGGCACAGCGAACCTCCCCATCGTCTACGGCAGCCCCGAGGGCACGATCATCACCGGCCGTACCAGAGTCCTTGAGTGCTGGATACGGGACTTCGTGGTCGCCTCCACCGGCATCGCCATCCCGGAACCCCAGCGACACAAGGCCAAGCACCCCGACTGGTATCTGGTCTACGTCACCGAGGACCGCCTACTGCCCCACCAAGGCGCGCCCGAAGGCAACGGCGTCGTCCATGTCCCGTACTCCGAGCCGCCGTACGTGGTCTACAAGCCGATCACGAGTCCCCTCCAGTTCTACGGCGTCTCGCCCACCCATCCCCTCCTCGACCCGCAGCGGGACTACAACGAGGCCCGCGAGCAACTGCGTGAGCACCGCGTCCGACTCACCCAGCCGCATATGACCGTGGACCCGCGATACCCAATCGACATGCGGGAGTTCGCGAACCGCGACCAGCCCATGCCCGTGCCCCCTGGGGCGATCCAGTACCTCCTACCGCCGGTCCTCGGGCCGGAGGTGATGCAGGCCATCAACATGGGCGCGAACGACCTGGAGGACATCAGCGGCGTGCACGACGTGTCCCGTGGCCAGCGTGTGCCCCAACTCACTGCGGGCGTGGCCATCAGCGCCCTCCAGCAGAAGGCAGAGACGCGCATCAACGCCCGCGTGCCCCTACTCACCGAGGCCCTGGTCAAGGTGGGCAAGAACTGGCTCTCGAACGGCGCACAGCAGTTGGGCCTCGCGGGGATGCTCCGACTTGCAGGCGCGAGCGACCCGAACCTGAGCAAGATCGACTTCGCCGCGTTCGTCAACGAGACACGCGACGTGCTCGACTTCGACGTGCAGGTGACCGTCGGCAGCTCTGCCGCCGAGCGTACCGAGCTTCAGAACATGGCAGTGCTCCTGGCCCAGGCCGGACACCTCGACGCCGAGTCGGTCTTGGAGATGTTCCGGGTCCCAGGCCGATACCGGATACTGGAACGCATCGAGCGGAGCAAGCAGGAGGCAGCCATGCTCCAAGCCGCGCAACAGGTCGGCCAAACCCAGGGCGAGGCGCCCAACCCATACTCCGACGAAACTGTCGCGGGCGCCCAAGACATGCAGCAGTTGCCACCGGAGCTCCAGAACGTCCTCGCGGTCGTCGGCGAGTACCTGGGCCCCGACGTGATGAACTTCGCCTTCCGAGGGCTCCAGCGTGAACGGGGCGCTGCCCTCGCGGTTACCCAGGCGGGTGCGGCGTGACGAGACGAGTTTCTTTCAACCTGTTCTACATGCGTAGTAGGCCTACTTTGGGGTCTCAGGGCGGCATTTCACGACACTTGGCGAGTTCTCTGCAACTAATCCAGGGCTAGGAGTCGGCCCATGTCAGTCACGGAGCTCTACCTAGACGACCAGCGCGAGACGAGTAAGCTAGCGATCCTCGTCGATGACGACGCGCTTACCGACTTCTCCACCGACCCGGCCACCGGCAACGTCATCCTCTGCGGCCGGTGTGGGATGTTCAGCCTCTTCGTCGAGGCGTACCCAGAGTCCGGCCACGAGATCCGCATGAAGCTGCAATCCACCTGGCGGGACGATATCGCCACATGGGCCACCCAGTGGGACGGCAACGCGGATGACGTCGCGCCCCAGGTCTTCATCTTCAAGGAGGCGACGTTGGCTGACGAGCCGATCGAGATCGGGCCCTTCTACGGCGGTGCCGTCGCCATCCGCTGCAAGTACGGATACAACGGCGGCTCGGGCGACGGTGCCGTGTTGAAGGTTTACGTCCGAGGCCGCGCACAGTAGGAGTCCGACATGCCCGGCTTTCCGCACGTCCAAGCCCTAGAGGGTCTGTCTGACGTAGACCTCGGCACGGTGAGCGACGGACAGGTCCTCCAGTACGTCTCGGCCAACGGGCTGTGGCAGAACGTGACCCTGGCGGTAGCGATCATCCCGTCGGGCATACCGGCTACCAAGATCGCCAACGGCTCCGTGGAAGACGCCGAGTTCCAGTACCTCAACGGCGTCACCAGCGCCATACAGACCCAACTGGGCGCAAAGCAGCCGCTCGACGCGGACCTCACTGCCTTGGCCGGGCTCGATGCCACCGCAGGCTTCCTCGCACGTACCGGCGCGGGCGCTTTCGCTGTCCGTACGCTGACGGGCACCACCAACCAAGTCAGCATCACCAACCCCACCGGGGCTGCGGGCGATCCCGTCTTCTCCCTGCCGCAGAGCATCGCCACGACCTCCACCCCGCAGTTCTTGGCGATGGGCCTGGGCACTGGTTCCCCTGGCAACGTGCTCCACGTCTACGAGAGCAGCGCGGACGACATGACCGCCGGAGACGGTTCGCTCGTCATCGTCGAGCAGGCATCTGCTGGCGATGCCGCCATACAGTTCGAGCTCACGGGCGCCAAGATATGGTCCCTCGGCATCGACAACTCTCAGACGAACGACCCGTTCTGCATCTACGACGGTTCAACGGTCCGGCTCTCAATCAACGGTTCTACCGGTGTCGTCACGATGGGTGCCGGCGCGGACATGGGCGACAGCGACATCACGAACGTCGGGAACATCGCGCTCGACTCGCTCACCGCTGACGGCACCACCATCACCATCGGCGGGACGCCGAGCATTGTCCTGACGAACGCCACGACGATCGCCATAACGCTTGGCGACGACGCCGGGGACGACCTGCTCGTGGACGCCACAACGCTTGTCGTCGAGGGCGACAATGCCCGAGTGGGAGTCGGTACGGCAGCGCCAGCCTCGAAGCTGCACGTGCTGGGGACCACCGGGGATACGTCTGGCCTCCGGGTGCAGGGAACCGCCGTGACGATCGCCGCGTACGACGATGGATTCTCCCAAGCCATCATTGGCGCTCATTCCAACCATCAGCTTGGGTTTATCGTCAACAACGTACGCGTCGCCATCCTGACGACCGACAAGGCGCTCAAGTGCCTAAACGCCGGGGGCACGCCAGCGGGCGCAAGCGGCACGGCTGGCATCTTCGCCAACGGCTCGGGGGCGGCGTGCGAGCTCTACGGCCTCGACGCGGCGGGGAACGCGCCGCAGCTCACGCCGCACGATCGGGTCACTGGCGAGCTCTTCCTGCGCTCCACGAACCTTCACACCGGACGCAGGGAAACGCTCTGGCAGGAGCGCATGGTTCACGTCGTGGAGAAGTGCGCGGAGAAACTGGGAATCGCCCACGATCCGCTCTGGGAGCTCGCTTGGCTTCCGGTGGACATGCGCAAGCCGTGGCTGGGCGAAGATGACGCGCCTGACTACTTCGCCGTCCAGGCGGCCTCGGAGTCGAAGGGCGACGGAACACTGCTCACCGCCGAGGAGGCGTCCCTGTGAAGCTGCCCCTGACCTATATCCCCTCATCGACGCCAGGCCAGTTCTTTCACTCCGACGCAGCGGGCGTCGCCAAGCTCTTGTCGCTGTTCGATTTCTCGGCCGAGCGGCACGAGCGCACACAACGCATCGCGGCGCTCAGGCTTCGCAAGCTCATGCTCGACGCCCACGAGGCGCAGTTGGACATGGTTGAGCTTGCCGACGATGAGCTCGACGTGCTCCGCCGTGTGCTCGCCGATCCGAAGGCGCACCTACAGGAGGCCGCGATCATCGACGGTAGGGCGATACCAGTGCGCGAGGGCGTCCTGAGGGAACTGTTCGTCGTGGCTGCGATGGAGAACCTGCGCCTGGTTCTTGACGAGAAGCCCGGACTCTACGCGGGGCTTCCCGAGCGCCCCGAGCCATCTTCGTGAGGACACTGCAACCATGACCCAGATGCCCGCGAACGCAAGAACGCTCTGGCAGTCGGTGGCCACGACTCTGAGTATGCTGACCGCCTTGGTAACGCTCGGCACACTCATCTACTCACAGGGCAGGGCGGCAGCGCGGCTTGAAGCTGTGGAGCGGGACGTTGGCGAGGTGCGGGTAGTCGTCAAGGACATCGAGAAGTCCATGGCCAACCAAACGGCGAACGTCCAGGTGCTGGCCGCCCAGATGACCAACCTCCATGACCGCCTCAGCGAGATCGAGCGGCGGCAACGTAGGGGAACCAACTGATGAGCACGACACTTGCCGCGAACGGCGCGATCCTGCAAGGCGATGGCACCGTCTATCAGCCCACCACCACGCCCAACCTCCTCGAAGGCACAGCGTACTCCTTCGCGGATGAGGCCCCTGCCGACGCGGACGTGGCAGCCTCCAGCGTTCAACTATGGGTCGACGAGACCAACGGCTACCTCCACTTCCGGCTCAAGTACGCTGACGGGACCGTGAAGGACGCGAAGGTCACCCTGGACACTGCGGCGCTCTCGGCTACCCAGCTCAAGCTTGGCCCCGTAGGCACTGTAGCCATCCAGGACGCCACTGGTCGGCTGGGCATGGGTACTGACGCCCCGGAGTCATACCTCCATCTCGTCGGCGGGAGCGGGCTGCGGCTGGGGCTCAGCAGCGGCTTGCAGTGCTCCGTCTACAACACCGCCTATAGCTACTCCGCCTATGGCACGCTCACGAACTACCCGGTAGGCATCCACGTGAACAACGTCCTCCGCGCCCTGTTCACGACGGACAACGCCTTTGCCCTCGCGAAGGCGTCGGCCGAGCCCACACCCCAGGCGAGTTACGCGGGGCTGTACTCGCTCCTGGTAGGCGGGACGACGGAGCTCTTCGCCCAGGACTCGGCTGGCAACGAGCAGCAGTTGACCCCTCACGATCCGGCTACGGGCGAGACCTACGTGCGAACCCGGAACCGTTTCACGGGCAAGGAGCAGATCATCTGGACCGAGCGGATCGCCCGCGTGCTTGAGGCGCTCGCCGACGCGGCAGGCATCAAGCATGAACCGCTGATCGAGGAGTCCTGGGCACCCGAACCCCAGCGCGCCGACTGGGCGTCAACTCAGGAGCAAGCGCGGGCGCAGTCGGAAGGGCACGCTGCGGCTTGGGAGGCGCTGCCTGATGGCGAGCGCCAGAAGACGCCGAGGCCGGAACCGCACGAACGCCAGCCAGAGCCAGCCTACTTCGCTGCGCACCGGAAGGCACAGAAGGAGACCGCATGAACAGCGCAGAGGTCGCTGCCATCAAGAGCAGTATCGAGGCGCAGAACGCGGCAGCGCCGAAGACTGTCGACCTTCCCGATGGAACCGCTTCTCAATCAGGGCCTGGGCAGAGTCCTACCGGAGCACCGGCTGCACCTGCTCCAGGCCCGTCGACCGCCCCAGTGCCGCCAACTTCCCCCGCCACGGAAATCACCGTTGACGGGCAGACGCTGACGGCCGATCAAGTACGCCAGATGCTCAACCAACTGCAGGCCACTCAGCAGAAGGAGCAGCAGTTGGCGGAGCGCGAACGTTCGCTCGCCGAGACCCGTCGCACCCTGGAGGGCACCGTACAGGAGCTCCTAGGTCGTCCGGCGGGTCAGCCTACTCTTCCCCCACCGCCACAGCCGACCCCGGCCCCAACGGCACCTGCCACACCAGGCATGGACGCCCTGGAGTCGATATCGGCGCGGCTCGCACGGATCGAGCGGGAGGCCCAGATACAGGGCCTCAAGGAGCGCCACGGCAACATCGACGAGCACGCCGTGCGCGCGGTCCTGGAGCAATACCCTGGGGTCCCGCCGGATACTGCCCTGGCCCTCGTGGTCGGCACCGCCACCCTCTCCAAGCAGTCCGAGGCCGCAGGCCAAGCGGCTGCTCAGAGGGCCGGTGAGGCAGCCCGTACCGAAGGTCCGTCGAACACAGGCGTGGTCGTCACACAACCGATCGACGTCTCCAATACGCCCTGGGAGGGCCTTGACGCGCTGGCCGTCAGGGGCATGAAGGAGACAGGCAGAGGCTTGCTCGTCCGCAAGTAGGTAAGCCATGGCCACGTTGGACCTTGGCGCAGCCAATGGGCTGATTCGCCAACTCTTCCTGCCGAAGATCATCGACACCGTGACTCGGAGCAATCCCCTGTTCCTGATGATGCGAGACCGGGGCGAGCGCTTCGAGGGCGGGGAGATGATCTCGACGCCCATCATGTATGGGGAGTACCAGGAGGGCGAGGGCGGGTCGTTCGGCGACGAGGACGACAACATGCCGTCTGAGGCGGGCGACGACGCCGCGGCGGTTTCGTTCGACTGGGCCTCATACGCCCAGCCAGTCCGAGTCACCCTCCGCGACCTCGCCAAGTTCGCCTCTTCGGAGGCGGCCGCCGTCCGACTACTCCGCATACGCTCACAGTCCGCAGGCATGAAGATGGCCGACCGATTCGGAGACCACCTCTACGCACCGGTGGGCCACGATGCTACGGACATCCTGTCCATCCCGGACATCTTCGATGACACGATCACCTACGGGATGATCGACCGGGCAGGGGCCGGCAACGGCTTCTGGAAGGCGAAGCACGTCGATGCCTCGACCGACGGCACGACCTCCACGGCGATCTCGCTCCGAAAGGTGCACGACACCATCGAGGAGGCGACGGAAGGCAACATCCGGCCCAGCATCGGCATCACTGACCAGGCCCTCTACAACCGCATCTGGGACCTCCAGATGGACAAGATGCGGTACACCGACAAGGCAGTGCTCGACTACGGCGGCTTCACGGGCGTCGTGGTCGACGGTGTACCGATCTTCAAGGACTCGCACGCGGACAATGGCGGCGTGGACGGTTCGAGCAACACCCGCCACATCCTGCGATTCCTCAACCTCGACTTCATCCACTGGATCGGGCACGACGACTTCAACTTCGTCGTGACCGATCTGGACTTCGTGAACAAGATGAGCGTCGTGCTGCTGAGCCACATCCTGTGGTTCGGGCAGTTCTACTGCGACAACCCGCGGTACCAGGCCGAGCTCATCAACGCCAAGTCCACCGCCTAAGAGGAGGGTACTGACATGCTTCCGATCCCAGGACAGTACACTCTCTCGACGAAGACGCAGAACCCGCGCCACACGCTCGGTGCGCGCGTCGAGGGCCACATGGGCACGGTATTCCGGTACGCTCGCGCACTGGAATCCATCACCCGTGGCCAACTCGTCGGTCCTCGCGTCTACGCCACCATCAGCACCGGCATCACCGCGGCCGCGAACACCCGGACGTTCACGTCCTCGGGCTCCACGTTCACCAAGCGCGTGACCAGACCGGATGGGACGGTCACGACGTGGGAGGCGCCTGCCATCGGCTCGATCCTCCACGTCAGCGCAGGCACGGGCAAGGAGCAGTTCGCGCGGGTGACCGACGTGCTGAGCACCACGAAGCTGGGCGTCAAGGTCATCGGCCGTACGAACGGCACGTGGGGCACCGCATTGGCGGCCACAGACACGGTTCGCATCGTCGAACCGTGCGTCGTTCAGTACGACGTGGACGACGCCTACGGGCTGCCGCCCTACGGCTACGCCCTCGGCACGATCGCGTCGGGCGACTTCGCCTACTTCCTCGCAAGGGGGGTCGGCGAGTGCGTCCCGAACACGACCGTCGCGGGCGTCCGGCTGATCCCGAGCCCCACCGCGGGCCAGGTCGAGCCCTGCGAGCTCTTCGGCAGCGCAACGTGGGACGCGGGAGCGATCGCCGACGGCGACGAGGAGGCCAAGGAGGTAACCGTCACAGGTGCCGCCCTGGGCGACTTCGTTCAGGCGTCGTTGTCCATCGACGTGGCAGACCTGGCGCTTGTGGCAGCCGTCACCGCCGCCAACACCGTCACCGCGCTACTCCTCAACAACACCGGCGGCGCCATCGACTTGGCCTCCGCGACGATCTACGTCCACGTGGACAAGCGGTTCACCGCAGCCCGAACCTTCGACTGCGGCGTTCTGCTGTCCGCGCCTGGCACAGCGGGCGACCAGGGGTTGGTGCTCTGCGATCTGCTGTCGGGTGTCGAGGGGAACTGGTACTTCTAACTCACACAGGCAGTGGGCCCGACGATGCGCATGGCTCTGTGGCACGAGGGCGGCCTTGGGGACGCAATCGACGCTGCACACCTAGCCGTGGCGCTTCGTCGGGCTCGCCAGCCTGACTACACTATGAGGGCGACGAAGAAGCCGTGGCACTGATCGCGGCGGAGCACTACGAGACGGTGGCGCACTTCGGGTATCACTTCGGAGCATAGGTCATGCGCATGGCGCTGTGGCATCTGGGGGGATTAGGAGATGTAGTCGATGCTGCCCACCTCGCCGTGGCGCTGCGACGGGCCTACCAACCGGACCACCTTGCCTGCTACGTGCGCAACCTCGAACAAATCGACCTGCTCTTCTGTCTACGCTACGACGGCGCGCCTATTTTTGATAGGGTACTCCTGACCACATTACCTTGGGCTGATGGAGTACTACATGAGGCGCCTCGCTGGGATGTCTTCGTAGATTGGCGGCCCTACGTTGCCAGCTTTTACGAACGACTCGGCGACTTTCCCCGCTCTGATGACGTGGTGATGGTTCGGACCAACCCCCTACGCAAGCCATGGCTACGGGCGTACAACGCGCCCAGATCGCTGTACTGCGCTCAGTTCCTAGACTCTTACGCGCTTCCAGTGCACCAGATAGCCTGTAGGGCGCTAGGAATAGATACTGCGCCGATAGGATCATTACACCTAGCCCCCCCGCGCGACAGGCACCCGGCCCTTCGCCTTCTTGAGCGACTATCGTACATAACGCTGGCCACGGGCAGCGACGCGCAGACGAACGCGCGAACGCCGCAGACTAAGGAGTGGCGCCCTGAGAAGTGGCGCACGCTCGTCGCGGCCATTCGCAAGTCCCACCCACACCTTCCGATTCTTCAGGTGGGTTTACGCGACGAGGACTATATCCCTGGCGCCATCAATCTACTGGGCAGAACCTCCATACCCAGACTGCTCCGGATTCTCTCGGGAAGCATGCTCCATCTATGCTGCGAGAATGGGACGGCCCGAATGGCGCGCGTGGCCGGAACACAAAGTGTGGTCCTTTACGGACCTACCAGCCCCCAGCTATTCGGCCTGCAAGGCAACATAGCCATCACATCCAAAGCGTGCGAGCCCTGCTTCATGCGCACGCCAAGTTGGGCAACCCAATGCCGATACGATTGGGATAGTGAATGTCTGAACGGCATCAACCCTAGCGCAGTAGCCCATGTCGTAACGAAGACCCTGGAGCCGAAAGTGGTTGCCGCCATGCCTACCCAGGCCAACGTGGTCGCCCAGCGCCCCCGTCTACGGCGCAAGGCCCCCGTCACGGCGGCGCTTTCCCACATGGGCGGACTTGGTGACCTATGTGATGGGGCTATCATCGGCGCCGCGATCAGAGAGCAAGAGCACCCCGACCGACTGGTGGCTTACCACGAAACGATCAGAGGAGAGACGTCGGCGGACCTAATGTGCGCCTTCCGCTATCAGGGACGTCCACTCTACGACGCCATCATACCCTGGGGAGACTTCCACTTCGCCGAGGTGCTAGAGAGGGATGGGCACAAATGGCCGTTGTTCTATGATTGGCGGCCGTACGCCGGCATGGTTTACCGCTTCGGGCGCCCAGTTTCTGGATTTGACGATAGTACGTATGCCCGCATGTATCGCGAGCCGCTTAGTGATGCTATCCACGACGCCGCCCGCATGAAGAAGTCAAACCGGGACATGGGATTCGAGACACTGGGACTGACTCCTGTCTCACCTACCATCGTCACGATAGACATGCCCGCTGCCTACGCCGTGCCCAGGTATCCCTACATTTCTATCTGCAACGGAGTAGATCCCTACGCAAGCCCCTTCGGCGTGTCTGTCAAGCAGTACCCCATTGACCTGTGGGCTCGCGCGGTATCTCTGATATCCGCGCGACTTCCGGGAGTACGGCTCCTGCAATTGGGCTTGTCGCACGAGGCCCCGATCCCCGGCACCGAGAACCTACTTGGGCGCACGTCATTCTGGAACTACCTGGCTCTTCTCCAGGGATCGCGTATTCATATTGCGACCGAAGGGGGCTCCGTACGATTGGCTCACTTACTCGGAACCCGTAGCGTTGTTCTCTTCGGGCCTACACCGGTCCATATGTTCGCACTACCGGGTAATTGGGACGTACGCTCCACCGTCTGTGAGCCATGCATATGGGCGTCATCGGCCTGGCTCACGAACTGCCACGCCAAACGTTCATGCGCCTGTCTACGCGAGCTCCCGCCCAGCACCATCGCCGATGCCGCGCTCGAAGCGTTCCACGCGCCCGAGATGGAGACATCACATGCCTGACCTATCTTTCGTGGGCACCCCAGTCGATGCCCTCTCGATCATACGCAAGGAGACCATGCGGCGTCCCACAGGAGAATACCGGGAGATCATCGCGCCGGCGCTACTTCACCTCTACCACCACGGATACCTGGGCGACATGCTTGAAATTGGCGTCGCCCAGGGTAACACCCAACGCCATCTTGCGCGGATTGCGCGTGACATGAATCGGCTACACGGCACGAACGTTCGCGCCTGGGGCATCGACAGAGCGGATCGTCGCAATCTGAATGAGAATGAGATGATCCGCATGGACCAACTCCTCGCCGAGCTCTACCTAGAGGATTGCCGCCCGCATATCGTGCTCAGCGACTCTACCGACTGCCGCGATCTTGCAGGCATCTTCAACCTGGTGTTCCTTTTCGTGGACGGAGGTCATGACTACGCGACCACCCTCAGTGACTTGCAGACCTTCGTGCCCTGCGTGCTGCCTGGGGGGATCATCGCCGTACACGATGCCGAACCCGGTTTCGACCCCAACAGAGCCCTTACGGACTTCCTTTCCTCCTACACCCACATCGCAGACTACTTTGTCCACGACCCGCCGGACCGCGTAGACCCAGCGGTATGGTACGGGGTACATGCCTAGGGGCCGGCTCCATGCACGATCTGCGCGTCCTACACGTACAGGCATTCCCACCTCACCAGCACGGCACTTGGTGGGACCTCACATCGTTCCCAGAAGACCACCGGTGCCACTGGGGAGTCTCCGCGGCGGTATCTCTCGAAGGCGGTTTCTGGGGCGAGTGCGACCTTGCCTATGTTCGAGAAACAGCGCAGGCATGCAATCCCCAGTTGATCTACCTGGGATTTCCAGACGCATGGACCAACGCACACCTGCCGGAGGTCCCGAGGCTTCACATGGCCATTGATGCTGCCCATTCTCTGGGATTACCGGTCCTTAGTTATCTAGAACCCGACCAACTTGACTTTCTCTTCAGTGACAGCGCCTTGGCAGTGGAGTTCACGAAACTGCTGGACAAGTTAGACGGTATTCTAGTATGCGCGGACGGTCCGATGGCCCTACTACCTCATATCACCTCGACCCCGCTGTACTGGTGGGAGCGTTGCTCTGAAGTCTGCCGACAACTAGCCGGGAGCCCCTACCCCGACGGTCCACGAGATCTGATTGCGGTGGTCGCCTTTCACTCCGGATGGCCAGGCCGTCGATGCGGGGGCACGATCCACAACTACCTCGTGCTCAAGCCGCTCCTAGAGCGGCACCCGGACCTCACGTTATGGGCACTGAAGGGCCTACATGGCACCGAAGACCCGTACATTGACTATCTTGGCCTACGTGGGCGCTGTCTTCCAGCGTACTCGTACTCTAGGGGCCTACGCCCATGGCGGGACATTATCGCGATGCTACACCGCACCAAGCTGGCTGTACATCTCGAGGCGTACGATAGCCGTTCACAGTTTCTACTCGAGTGCGCGGCGTGCGGTGTGCCCTGCGTCACGAATGCCTGCCCCCAGGCAGCTAAGTACCTGGAGATTGGTCGTCAGGTCCGCACCATGTGGGATATAGGAGCCGCGATCGAGTACGGATCGCTGCTTCTCGATGACCACATCGCATGGGAAACCGAAAGTCGTCGCCTCTTCGCAGCGTCCAAGGCCAACGACATAACAATGACGGATCGCATCTTTCGGGCTGTGATTGCCCGCGGTATCCAACCGCATCGGGGCGAATAGATGGCGAGGGGCGCTGGATGCGTAGTATCCTGATCCACATAGCCGCCATGATCGCGGCGGCCTTATTGCCATTCTACGAAGTGACCTATCGCCGGGACCTGGGCAACTGGCGGCGTGACTGCTCATGCGTGGGAGACATCAGTTCATGGCAGGATGGACAGTAGAATGGTATTGAGGACGCTGCCTTCTGGCACTGGGAGTCTATGCGCCTCTTTCACGCTGCGAAGGCTTACGATCTGGACGACAGCCTCCGCATCCTCCGAGACATAATCCACACGTACCGAGAGGAGCACCCATGATACGCGCGATGATCTTGACTGCGATGGTTTCTATCGCCGCTATGGCGCAGTGGTCCTTGCAGGACCTCCAGTTCCTGTACACCTTCGATGAGGGGCAAGGAGAGATCGTCGCAGACTCGTCTGGCAACGGGCGCGACGCAGAGCTCCAGGGAAAGGGGTCCACATGGACCACGGGGGTATTCGGCGCGGCGGTCAGCTTCTCGGGCATGGGGTGGGCAGAGGTGCCCGGTTGGAGCACCCCCGAGCTAGGCGACTTCACTCTCGGGTGTTGGGTGAGGCCCGCCGCACAGCAGCGGCAGTGGGCCACGATCCTCGACTCGCACCAGGCGCCCCCACAGCGCGGGCTTGCCTTCGAGCAGAACAGTATGGAGCACAACCTGTTCCACACCATCTGGGGCGATGGGAAGGATTGGAGCGGCGGCGCCATCCAGACCCAGTTGGAGCCCGACGTCTGGCAGCACTTCGTTGGCGTTCGGGTCGGGGGGATATCGACCCACTACATCAATGGAGAAGTCCTACACACAGGCCTTGCCGGCCTTGAGGCGCCCGTGATGGCAGGCACCGACAACTTCCGCATCGCCAACTGGGTCGGCAGCGGGCGCAACTTCGCGGGCGCCATAGACGAGGCGTTTCTGTACTCCCGCGCCCTCAGCGCAGACGAGGTACAGAAGCTGCACGACAAGGGATTCTCGAAGGCGCTTGATGTCGTGCCGGCGCGCACGTTGGCAACTACATGGGCGTCGCTTCGCACAGAGAAGTGAGGGGTAAACCAAGATGAAGATTGTCATCGTCGGGACCGATGGGCCTACCGATTACACCACGAGCACCGGCATCGTACTCCATGACTGGCGCGGCAGTATGCAGGCATCGGCCTCTGCACTGCTGCCATTCGTCGCCGAAGATGATGATCTGTGTGTTGTCGGGCGGATGCCCGCGAACCTGATGGCTCCGTACAAGGAATACATGAAGGCCCGGTATGAGGACCGGATATCCACACGGTACGTCATCCCAGGACCTGAGGCGAGGGCCCCAGGTCGCATGACCCAGGGCGGGGAACGATGGGTCGGCAATCTGGGGGGCTGCGCGAATGCGCTTCGATTCGAGGAACTGCCGCACGGGCTCTTCGACGGATGCCGCGCGGTCTTGTTCAACGCTGGGGGCCCGTACACCTACGAACCCAGGATGATCGAGCAGGTACGACAAGCGTGCCCTGGCGTCTTCATCCAGGTCGATCCTCATTGCTTGCTCTGGCATCTGGACGAAGAGTTCAACATCGTCTACGGGCCCTTGACCAACTGGGCCTACTACATGGGCATGGCAGACGTTGTGCAGTGCAACCGCGCAGAAGCCCAGATCTTGCTCCAGCGACACCCGAGCGAGCGCTTAGAGGCTGAGGAGCTTCTGCTGGGCCTGCATGCCGCAGGCCTCCCATGCCCAGTCGTCACCGACGCCGCCGAAGGCGCCTGCGTCCTACAGTACGATGGCTTCTCCCAGAGACCGATCGCGGAGCGGATCCCTGCGCCTGAGATCACGCAGATCATAGACGAGACCGGGTGCGGCGACGCATTCGGCGGCGCGTTCCTGAGTGGCAAACTTCGGGGGTACGGTAACATGGCATGCGGCCAGCTCGGATGCGCTTGCGGCACCTTGGCCTGCCAGTATCTAGGGTACCCAAGGCCCGGAGACATCACGAAGAAGAGCATCGAGTACGTGATGAGGACGACCTATGCTCGTGACTACTCAGACAGTTTCTTTGCTCTGCGATGATGCCCGAGCACGGGGGATGAAGATCGTCATGGCCGCTGGCAACTTCGACGTGCTCCATGCGGGCCACATCCGCCATCTGAGAGAAGCGCGGGCTGAGGGCGACCTGCTCATCGTCCAACTCGCGTCGGATGAAGTCGTGACCAACGGGAAGGGCCCCGGGCGCCCAGTGCACCCGTTCCGGGAGCGTGCCGACATGATCGAGGCGATCCGGTACGTAGACTACGTGGTCGAGGACACGGTGCACGACGGGATCGTCGTCGTGAACATGATTCGGCCGGACGTGTTCACGAGGGGCTGTGACTACACGCGCGAGACAGCGCCCGAGACAGCGCTTGTCGAGTCGTACGGTGGCCGGATGTTCTTCACGTCCGGACCGAAGCGAAGCAGTCGGGACATCGTGGCCCAGATTCGGAGAACCTGATGGGCTGGTACAACCTGCTCGACCTTCGGACCCGCGTCCGTGACTTCCTCAAGGAGCGCGACGACGACGGGTACTGGACGAACGACGAGCTCAACCGGCACATCAACGCGGGCGTCCGGGAGTTCGGCCGCAAGTCCCGCTGCGTCGAGGCGTGCTTCTCACAGGACGTGCAGCCGGGCAAGCAGGCCTACTCCGCGCCCGGCACCATGCTCCAGGGATCGCTGGCCTACGTCCAGTTCCAGGAGCCCGGCCAGGACCCGGTGAGGCTGGAGTACCTGGACGACCGGCGCTTCCACTTCGAGTACCCGCTGTACACCCTGGGCATTCCTCGCGTCTACACGATCTGGCGCGACTGCATCTACCTGGGGCCTACTCCGAAACGGTACGACGAGGCCGCGATCAGGCTCATCTCCGAGGGGCTGTACACGTACGCGCTGCTTCCCAACGGGGACCGCATCTACCTGCTACAGAACTCGACGACGCTCCTCGGCCAGGACGTGGCTACCGTCGAAGTAGTCACCGCGGCGAGCCTCAGTTTGACAGGATCGAACAAGGTCGTCGTCCACCTTCCCGAAGACGAGGACGTGGTGCTCTTCGAGACGACCTCCCGCACCGGCACGGTCACGATCGTGCTCGACAACTACATCCTGAAGGCGAAGCTGCCCGACGGGAACTACGTGAACCTGTACGAGGTCGGCTTGCAGAGCTACCACGGCACCCTGCACCTTCATGCCTATGAGGTGCCGGAGCCGTTCTCCGAGGATACCGACGGCTGCGAGATCCACGACGAGTACCAAGAGGGGCCTGTGTACTACGCCGTCTGGCTCGCCCTCTTGGCAGACTCCAAGGGCGACTTGGCAGCGCCGTTCAAGGCGATGTTCGACTCGATGGTCAACGAGGCGAACTGGGCCAACCGGATGCATCAGTTCGACCAGATAAACGGCCGTCAGACGGCCCGCGAGGAGCTAGGGCGTGTCCCCAGCCACCGAAGAGTCTTTTGAGGTCAGCCGCTTCTCGCTTGGGCTTGAAGTCGAGCCCGGCTGGAACCGCGCGGACAAGTACACCCTCGAAGAGTGCGTGAACCTCGACCTCGACGAGGACGGCGCCCTTGTGACGCGCAAGGGATGCCGCCGTGTCGTGAACCCCAGCCTGCTCACGAACGTCCGCGGGCTGCTTGTCACGGACGTCGAGGGCGTGCCGACGGTACTCCTCAGCGGGGCCCATGCCACGGAGGGTGGTTCGGAGGGGCTCTATCAGGTCCGGCGTTATGCGCTCTTCGGCGGCGGGCTCGGCAGCGGCGACTACTCGGGCGGCAGTGGCGCGTACGCGCGTGCCTACGGCCTCTCGAACGATGAACCGTTGTCCACACAGGGCTGGCGCTTCGTCTACTTCCGCGGCTTCGTCTACCTCTCCGCTGGGAACCAAGTCCTCTTGGACACAGGCGTGAGCACGAACCCGAAGACGCACTCCGGGATGTTCCGCTGGCAGTGGCACAACAAGCCCACGAGCCAGGCCATGCCCCTTCAGGACTGGGCGCCGGATGGTGTCGCGGACCTGCTCGCGCAAGACGAGTCGCTTCCCAAGCCGCGCATCATCGCGGGCGGCATCGTGGTGCCCATGCGCGTGACCAGCAGGAAGATCGTGTTCCGTGACGAGCAGGGCGCTTTCATCGTCGCCCATCCGGGTCTCCGAGGCATGACCGCGGAGGAGGCTCGGCAGAGATACACCCAGCCAGTCGCCGAGGCGGGCGCGCCCGCACTCGCCGGCAGGCTCACCGCGGGCCACTACTACTACGTCGTGACGTACCTGCGCAGCCTCACCCTGGGCGAGTCCGTGGGCTACGAGCTCGACGTCCAGGTGTCGACCGACGGGATGCATGTCGCCATCGACAACATCCCAACGCACACGGACCCCTCCGTGGACGTGATCCGCGTCTACCGGAACGTGTCGCCCACTGAGCCTGAGCTACGCCTGCTGTCTGAGATCGGCAACGGCGAGGCTAGCTTCTTCGACCGGGGCGAGGACGTGAGCCTCGTTGAGTCCGCCTACCACCCGCTGACCGGGCCTCCGACTGCCAACGCCATGGTCGTGCACCAGGGCCGCCTCTGGACGTTCGGCGCGACCTCGGCGGGCAACTTGGCCAGCTACAGTGAGATCGGAGCGCCCGAGAACTTCTCAGTCGCCGAGGGCGTGGTCTTCGGAGCCTACCCCGGGCCGAGGGTCGTCGCGGCGGCAAGCGTGGGCGTGCGGTCCGAGGAAGAGCTGTACTCCGGGCCCCTCCTCGTGTTCACGCCGTCGCAGACGTACGCCCTTGTGGGCCAGCCACCGGAAATCTCCATCCGAACGCGGAGCGAGACCGTCGGATGCCAAGCGGAGGCCACCGTGGCCCAGCACGAGCATCGCGTCTTCTGGCTCGGCGCCAACGGCGTATACGCCTCAGACGGCAACATCATCCGCCGGATCAGTGCCGCAGATGGCGAGTGGAGCAACGGCAACATCGACGGCCGCCTTTCGGGCATACCGAGCACCATCCTCGCCAAGGCGTGCGCGGCTGTCGCGCATCAGCGGTACTATCTCTCCGTGCAGGACAACCGAAGCCAACAGCGCGTTTTCGTGTTCGACCTTCGCCGTGGCATCTGGACGGAAAGGGAGTACCCCTTCACGATCACGAGCATGAGCACCTACCGCAGCCGGTCGGGCGGCGAGCGCCTGTACGCAGCGACGAGCACCGGGGAGGTGTTCGAGCTTGAGGTCGGGGACCGCGATCAAGACGGCGACGGCAACTGGAACACGATCGACTGGCGCGCGAAGCTGAATCCGAACTGGTTCGGCAACAAGGGCCAGACGAAGCGCTTCCGCCGGGTGCGGGTCGTCACCGACCGGAGCAGGGACATCACGTTCCGGACGTACGTCGGCTCCGCTGCCGGCAACCAGGCCCAGGTGAAGCAGACGAAGGTCTTCGAGGCCCCCGAAGTGACGGAGTGGGATGGCTTCTCCTGGGACGACGGCACCACATGGGTCGCGCGCGGCTACCGCGTCATCCGCGAGGGGCTGAGCGACGCCAACGTCGGGCTGAGCCTCCAGAGCGAGACGGCTGGCAGTGGGCCCGGACGTGTTGCCTCCGTGGCAGTGGACATCCGAAGGCTGAGGAGTTGACCGATGGCACAGGTAACGCTTCCGAACACCATCACGGCAGGCCAGCCCGCCGAAGCGGCCGAGGTGCAGGAGAACTTCGAGGCCCTTCGAAACGGCGTGAACAACATCGAGCGCGAGCAGATAGCCCAGGGGGAGATACATGCTGGGCTGCTGGAAGACGGCGCGGTGGTCACCGCGAAGATCGGCACTGGCGCGGTCACGACCGACAAGCTCGGGTCGGAAGCGGTCACCAACCCGAAGATCGCAGACGGGACCATCGAAGCCGCCAAGCTCTCCAGCAACATCCAGGTCCTCGTGCACAGCGACGCTGACGTGACCATCGCAAACGGCAATACTGACATTCGGGACTTCGTGGGCCTCGACACAACGATCTTCCCGCACGTGCAGGTGTACTGGGAGGATGCTGTGCCGAACGTGTGGAAGGTCATCGACGAGGACCTGTACAACAACGTGGACGTGGACGTGCAGCTAGCGGGCGCCGTCTGGCGCGTCACGATCAAGAATGGGGACGCCGCCAGCCACGACTTCAAGATCGTCGTGAGCGGGCCTGCCGCGTAGGAGAGTCCGATGCCAGTCGCAGAGACGATAATGACGGTCAGTGCGGTGCTCTCCGCACTACAGGGTCTCCGTGGGCTCTTGGGGGGCGATCCCTACGAGAAGGAGGCCAAACGCGCGGGCTCGACGGCCGCATCGCTGGAGCGACAGATCACGTCGTCACTCACTCGACGACTGGCTGGGGCACCCTCCGCGACGGCCCGCGAGCTCGCGCGCCAGGCCCAGGAAGGCATCACTCGACAAACAGCGCAGGCCAGGGAGTCACTGGCCCGAGAAGCGCAACGCGCGGGCACGTACGGCGCAGGGCCGTCTCTCGCGCAACAGCGGCTCGCATCAGAGCGGGGCATCCGCTCCGCGACCGCCGCTGCCAGGGGGGTTGAACTCGCAGACCTTCGGGGCGCGGAGGCGCAAGCCGCAGAGATGGCGCAGAGGCTGCGGATACAGGAACAGGTGCTCAGGTCGCAACGGATCGCCGAACAGCAGGTGTATGGCAACCTCCTGGCCGCAGGCGCGCAGATCGGCACGTACCTGTACACGATGCGGGAACTGAGGGGCACGATGCAGACAACGCCTACTGCCCCCGCTGCACCAGCCGCAGGGCCAATGAGCTTTCCGCCGTCAGGAATCTTTGGGCCCGCTCCGACAATGCCCGCTGGGCGTATGGCGTTGCCAGGGGGCACGCTGGGACAGTGGCCCACGTACCAGTTTTCCGCGATGGCGGGCGCTGCCCCGTCCGCAACTGCTCCGCCAACGACACCGCGGATGGCACTGACGTTGCCGCCCGCGTCAACGCCCTTCGGCACTCTGGGCCCGCCCGGACTTGATCTGGCGAGGATGTTGGCCGCGCTGCAACCTCCCAGGCCACCGTTGGCCGCGGAGGAGAACCCAGCACTCGCCCGGTTCCTCGAGTACCTACACCCGGGCGCCTACTAGGACACGACGATGCCAACACCTGTGACGAGCGCGCTACTCGGTCTGAGCCAGGGGATCATGCAGGGCAACAAGCAGGCCATCGAGCAGTACTCCGCGGAGCTCAAGCGCGGCGCACAGGCCGAGCAGGAGGAGCTACTTCGCCTTCAGCAGGAGCAACTGCGCCTGACGATCGACTCCAAGAAGCGCGAGATGACCCGCGAGGACGCGTTGGAGTATGACCGGCTCATGGCCGATCAGAGCGCGCTTGAGGAACGCACCCTCAAGAACAGGCTCACCTCGGAGACGATCCGCTTCATCGATTTCCTGCCTCCCGACGAACGCCTCAAGGTCATGCGAGGACTCGCGGACAAGATGTCCGGGGCGTCGGAGACCGCACAGCGGGAGGCGCAGTCGGTCTACTACCGCGCACAGGCATCCGAGGCCACTGCCCGAGCAGGCCTCTATGGCTCGCAGTCTCAGTGGTACAGCGAGCGCGCGATCACCGAATCGATGCAGCGCGACGAAAACCTGGCGCTTCTGCGAGGCCGGGTCCGGGAACTCGCAGGCGATGCACGCGCTCAGGAACTGGAGAACACGTTCACCGAGTCGACCCTGCACGCCCGGGTCCTGTATCAACGCGAGCTCCTTGAGAGCCAGACTTCGGAATTGCAGGGCAAGGCCCTGATGGCGCGCTTCACCACCGGGCTGGTGAACAAGTGGTTGGAGGATGTCGGCCAGAGCGACGAGCCCTGGGCTGCGGCGTTCCGGGAGGCCCTGGTCGAGAAAGAGGTGGGCGCGTACGGCATCGCACGCGAGATGACCGGCGACGCCCTGAACATCGCCAAGCTCGGAGGCCTCACGGACGCGCTCAGGCGGACGGGGGCCGCGCAGACGCGAAGGGCCAATGCCGCGCGGGGCGCTGCCAAGGTCTCAGACTGGTGGGATGATCCCTACGAGCGACAGTTGGGCCCGCCCGGGCTCAGCTACAAGACCTACCCGATCTCGCAGGCACCGTCCGACATCATGGAGCGCGTTCGCGGGTCGCTCATGCTGATGCGAGACAACCCGGAACTGGCCGGCACGGGGATATCGGCGCTGGAAGCGGGCATGGAGATGTACCTGGGCCGCATGTCACTGCCACTGAGCGGGGGGCGGATGTTCGGGGCCAACGACGGGCTGAACAGCGTCATCATCACGAAGGCATGGGCGGACTCCGTGGGACTCCATGGCAGGCCTCTGAATCAACTACCCGACCCAGAGACCGGCAGGCCGTATGTTCTGGCGACACAAGAGCAGGGCACTTACGTCAGCGTCCCGAAGCGGCATCTGAAGGACGCCATGATCCAAGCGGCAGGGATTGAGCTCGATACGGAACTGGCCTTGCAGGACCCTGCGTATGCCGCCCAGCCCCAGACGATGAACCGAGCGTTCGCCTATTTCTTCAACTCCTACGTCCAGAACGCGGGCGAGCTCATGCCGCCGTTCTACCGCGCGATGATGGAGCACACCGCGAACGCTCTGACGGCTGGGGTACAGCAGGCCGCTCGGCAAGAGGCGGCGGCGCAGCCTCCCGTGAAGGCACGCGTGCCCGTGGGGCCGCCAGGAGCCGGCGGCTACGTCGAGACGGAGCCTGCGGCCGCCGCGCCTCTGCGCGAGGACGTGGCGTCGATCCTGGACATCATCGCGGTGCCGTACTCGATAGGCGCGGAGATGGGCGAACCAGGCCAACAGGCCCTGGTGGACTTCATGACTGCCGCCCTGAGCGCGCATGAGAGTGCGCAGTCGAGCGAGTACGCGATGCACGCGATGGGCAGGTTGGGCGACGACTTCGGCGAGGTCCTTACGGACAGCGCTGGAAACCGTCTCTTCCTTCACGACAGGCTTCCAGACGGCACCCGCGTGTACCGGGACGCGGCAGGGCACGAAAAGAGATGGACACCAGACGCCCTCGCCGCCGACGTGAACTCGCGGCGCATCACGGTGAAGAAACCCAAGCCGCTTAGCGCCACCCGGGCCCCAGCGAGGCCGATCACCCCGGGCGCTGGCTACCCGCTCCTCCCGGGCGATCGCCCCCCGATACCCGTCGTCGACCACCAACGGGCCAAAGGCCTCAGCGAGCGTGACTTGGCGCTGGTCAATGCTCGGCACGACCGCGACTTGTCATACGCCGCGTTTGCGCTCCGCGGGAACATCCTCGATGCCATAGGCGAGCGGGTGCCAGGCGAGTCGATCGACGCGCTACGACGACGCATCGTGAGCTACTACATGGCGCCCGACGTGACCCCGAGGGACCGGGTCTACGCGGCAGCCGCAGCGAACAAGAACCGGAGCGCTGAGCTCCGCCGGGCCATCGCGCGGGGCCTTCCCTGGCCGAAGTGGACAAACTCCCTGCGGCAGGGGGCCTCCTATGAGGAGGCCGCTGGGGCTTTGGGCATCGACAATATGCTGAAGCAGATTCAGCCCGCGGTGGACGCCATCTACCGCGCCGAGCAGGAGGGCGCGGTCGGCGAGCCAGTCAGCATCTTGGACTTGGTGCCCGAGCCACTGGACCTTCCCGAACAGTTACTTCCCGTTCCTCGAAGCACGATCTCCCGGAACTTGTCTGAGGCAGTGGCATCGGCGGACCCGCCGCGAATACGTGGCGTCTTGGCCGCGAAGGAACTCCTAGAGAACGCGCTCTTCGAGTCGGTGAGCGAGAAGGAGGGCGGTTTGTCGGTCGAGATTCCAGACACCGCTGCCTTCGGGGCCCATGAGCTCAACAACCCCGGACTCCTGGGGTACAGCGACATGCTGCGAGCTCGCGAGGGGGCTACGCGCTCCGAAGACGGCCTCGCCAAGTTCGCCACGCCAGAGAAGGGCTACGCGGGCCTCTTCGACGTCGTGCTCACAAACAGCCTGCGCGTCGGGCAGTCGCTCGGAACCTTCCTCGCAAACTACGGTGCTTCCCTTGATCGGACGACGGGCGTTCCCGGAGAGACCTTCGCAAGCGACGCGCTTTCAGCCCTTCAACGTGAGCAGCCCGCCTACCAGGAGACAACCCCGCTCATCGAGGTCGACAGCCAGTCCCTCGCGCGCGTACTCGCAAGGTTGATCTCAGGCACCGAGGTCTACTACGCATAGGAGCGCCGCTATGGCAGCGAGAACGCCGTCCATCGCGGGCCGAGTGCCCAGGAGCGCTCCCGCAGCAGCGCAGCCCCAGCAAGCGGCCCCCACAGCCCCCGAGCCCTCCCCGTTCCTCACGGGGCAAGCGCCTGGCACCGAAGCCGTAGGCCCGCAGGCAGGGCGCCGAGTGCCTGTCTATCGGGTGACCCCCGGAGATTTCCCGACCGCGTACCAGCGTGAACTCGCCTACGAGACGGGCCTTCGGAAGCGGGGCTTGGTGTCCCCCGTCTGGAGGGCGATCGAGATCGCAACTCGTGGCGAGGCGCCCCTTGCGGCGGTCACCTACTACACCTACCTCGACATGATAAAGAGGGGCGCGCCCGCGAACCCCTTCACGGCCTTCCTGTCGATGCTCCAAGCTGCGTCTCTCACCCCGCTGGCCATCCCCACCGCTGCGGTAGGCGGTGCTGCCCTCGCAAGCGCAGTAGCGACGCCGGCAGCGGCCCCGTTCGGCGCTTTGGTGGGGGCCGGCGCGGGCGTAGCTTCCAACTTGGCAGCGCTCGCCATCGACCCCAAGAAGTACCTGGAGAACCTGACAACCATCCGGGACTCATACCGCGGGCTCATACGCGCAGGCAAAATGCCCATCGACCTCGTGGCCGTGGCCCAGAACAGCGGTCTTCCCGACTGGGCCGCGTACGCCGTCGGCATCCCGATGGCGATGGCGAACCCCTCGGACTACACCAACTTCCTTCCCGTGGGCGCGGTAGGGAAAGGTGCCGCCAGGACGGGCGCGAAGATCGTGGTGCCGGTGGCCGAGCGCCTGACCAAAGCAGGAAGCAAGCTCCGACTCTTGCCTGACGAGTTGTCTGCACTGCGACGCACACGCGAGCTCTTGCGGCCTGGCTTGGCGGCCCCGCCACCTACAGTCGAACTGCCGAAGCGCTGGCTCGGGGTTGCCGAGCCCGGCACGGGAACGGGCAAGCTGCAGCCCGTCTCCACACCCCGCGTGGACTACATCGCAGGCCCTGGCAAGGCCAAGGCCGTCTCGCAGGAGGCCTCTGAGGAAGCGGCCCGCGCAGCCAGGCAGGTCTTGGGCGTGGGCGGCACGTTGGACGAGGCAGAGGCGGCCGCGAGGGAGGTATTCGAGAACGCCGCAGACGTAACCGAATCGACGACGCGGGCCGTGCGCCACGACGTGCAGGAAGGCGACATCTACGCCGTCCTGGGACGCAGCAAGAGGGCCCAGATGGCCGAAGAAGCTGGGGGCTTCCTGAACGAGACACTTTCGGAGTCGCTACAGCAGAGGACGATTTCGTTGCCTCTGTCGGCAGAGGGACGGCGCGAAGTAGCACGGCTGACGGCGCAGAACTTCGGTGAGAACGTCGAGCGTGTGGGTGCAGAGGGTGCCGAGGTCGCCATGTCAGGTCTTGACGCGGCCAAGAGAGGCGATCTCGAAGAGGCGGCGCGCAGGCTCGAAGAGCTTGGCAACATGGCGCAACAGGCCACGAGGGACATTTCCTCCTACGTAGACGAGGTTGGGGCAGGGAACAAGGCACTCCGTACGATGCAGCATCAGATACTCGACGCCGCCGCGATATGGGAGTCGCTAGGCGCGGAGGGCGTTAGGGGCGTCGGGAACATGCGCCGAGAGGTTGCGTTGCGCGGCTTCTCGGCGAGCGACGTGGACAGCTTCGAGAACGCGCTGAAGTGGCTCAATGATCCAGACCAGTCGCTTAGGCACATCGTCGAGGGGCCCAGGACCCCAGCGCTTAGGGATACCGTCGCGTGGACCTACCAGACGCTGCTCCCGATACCGCGGATAGCGCGAAGAGGGGAAGCGCCACGACGGATACTGCCCCTAGGTCGCCTCCGGCTGACCACCCCACTTGAGGCAACGCTCACACCAACCTTCCGTGGTTGGAAGTGGCGTTCCGTCGCATGGGGATCGATGGGCGTGACCATCGGCGCGCTTGACGTACAGCCCGAGGACACCTACGCCGACGTGGCGTGGAAGATTCTCGCCTGGGGTGTCGGCGCTGGGGTACTGGGAGGCCGCGCGCTTGCACAGATGGACCGCAGGCTCCTCCTGAGGTACGAAGCGCTGGCGGGTGGGATCGCGCAGACCCGCAAAGCGCAGAGCGAGGCAACCGCTGCGCTCATAGCCCACTTGGGCACCGATGGCGTGAAGCGCCTCGCAGAGTCCGGCGTGCGGCTGTATGGCATCCTGTCCACGTTCCTCGGGCGCCAGTGGTCGAGGGTGCTCCAAAGGGCGCACCCCGCGAGCCCCGCCTATGAGGCCCTCGCGGTCAACATCAACACCGTCCTCGCGCTCCTTAGGTCGGCCGATCACGGCAGCCAGATCATCGGCGAGCAGATCAGCCGCGACCTGGAACGGGTGGTGAACCTCGCGCAGTCCCAGGGCGTGGCCGTGAACGCAGAGCGACTGAGCGAGTTCCTGAACAACGTCATCGAACTGCGGCACGACCTTGACATCACTGCGACCGCGCGAGAGGCCGAGGCAGCGGCGGGCGGGCGACCTGAGCTCCTACCAGTTCAGCGGCCTGAGACGTTGCCCACCGAGCCCTTCCCCGAGCTAGACCTGCCCGATCTTCCCCAAGGCCCTACGCCGTCCACAGCGCCGCAGTGGGGGCCAGGCGTGACGCCCGAGGCGCAGGGCGACCTGTACTACATCTCCGAGATCGAACGGATGCGCAGGAGCACTGAGCCGCTGGTGCCCGGCCCTCGGGCCGGCGGGCCTACAGCCGAGGAACGGGGAGAGCTCTTCAAGCCCGAGAAGGTGGAGATGGAACCGCCTACTCCGGGCGACGTTGTGCCAGGACCAGGGGCACCGCCGCCTGAGCGACGGGATCTGTACAGCCCCGGGCCTGACATCGACGACATCGAGCGGCCCATGCCATCCCCGGAGGTCATTGGCTCGTCCGAGGAGCGCGCTCGGCGGCTGCGTGAGGAGCGTAAGCCGATCAGCCCGCAGACTCGCAGGGCGCACCGTGCCAAGGCGCAAGAGTACGCGAACGCATATCTCCGAGAGCACGGCCTCACGACTTCCGACATCGACGAGGCGGTGCGCGATTTCATCAGCGATGCGATCCGCAACGACCTCGCCGAGTACACCGACACGGACATCACTACGGCAGTCATCCCCAAGCTGCGCCGAAGCCACCCCAACCTTCCCCAAGATGCCGGTGCGGAGTCGGACCTGTACGAGCACGTGCTCAAGGCCGCACGCGCCGCGATCGTCAGCCGGCTCGACAGCCAGATTCGGATACTGCGGTACGACTCCGAGACGGGCTCCCTGGTTCTCACACACCTGGGCGTAACTGATTACTCGGACGCGATGAACCGGCGACTGGCCATTGATCGGAGACCGGTCACCGCGACTACCCGCGACGATCTTGGCGCGGCCGTGCTCGGGAACGAGACGTACGTGCAGGCGGCGGGCATGCCCTCCCGCGAGGCGCACTGGGCAGTGATGGAGCGCGAGGAGATCGTCCCCTCTCACGGCAAGATCGAGGAGGGCGCGTTCAACTACAAGTCGAACGTGGACCTCGGGTACCCGAACCGCGAACTTCCCGATAAGCGCATCGAGAACGCCAACACGCGCGACTACGCAACCGACGAGACGTTGAAGCGCAGGATTGACGCGCGCTTCTCCCTGCCGCCCGACGCACCTGACGCCTTCAACACCAGGTACCTGATCCTCGACTCCCCGTCGCCTGAGGAGGGCGCGCCGATCTTGTCTTTGTGGCGCGGCAAGAAGGTCGTCGCGGGCGGGAACCACAGGATGCTGCTCATCAGCAAGATGTACGCATCCTCGACGCCCACGGCGTACCGGGAGGCCTACCAGGCCCGGCTCCGCGCCTTCGCGCCTCTGGTAGGGATCGACCCTGCGGTCGTTGATACGATGCGCGAGCCGGTCTTTGTGCGAATCCTCTCAGAGAGCCCCGAGCAGTATGACGACTTCCGCAAGCTGGTCGACGAGCTCAATCAAGAGGGTGTGCAGGCCACGGATACGGCGGTGCGTCTCGGAATCCGAATCCGCGCCTTGGAGGAAGATGCCCAAGACGCGCTGGGTAGGCTGATCGAGTCCTTGCCCGAAGACGTTCCGGCGGACACGGTGATGCGGAACGACTCGACCCGCGCAACGGCCATCATGGGATTCCTGCGCCAGCATGGCTTGGTCCCCGAGAACAAGTTGAACTCCCTGTGGAACAAGCAGGACCGGGTCTTCAATCAGGCGGGCGCAGACTTCGTGCGAGACATGCTCCTGGCGCTCCTCACCGACGATACCCGCGTGCGGCATCTGTTCGAAGCGAACCAAGGGATCGGTCGGGCGCACATACGGTCCGCGCGATACATCCACGTCATCGACAAGTTCGAGACCGGCTTTCAAGCGGACCTGAACCGCGCCTTGTCGCTCTACGACAGGTACGCCTCCGCGATGGAACGAGAGACGCGCGTCGTGCCCTTCAACGAGTGGGTTCGCGCGCAGAGAGAGCCGGGAGACCTCCTAACCGGGCAGCGGTCCTTCCCCGAGCTTTCCGAGCGCGAAGAGGCCCTTCTTCAGTGGGCGCATGACAAGCGCCGAGCGCCCGCGCAGATGGCACAGGCCTACCGGGAGTACGCTGAGTTCCTGACGCAGTACCACAGCGGCCAGCAGTTGCTCCTCGGGTCCACGGACAACCGTACGCCGTTGGACGTGTTCGCATCGCTCTTCGGCGGAGATACGAGCCAACGCGCGGCGCTGGTCGAGAACCTGCGGATCGCGCTCCAAGGCCAAGCGAGGACCCACTGGCAGGAGGCCCTCCAGGCAGCCATCGCCGCTCGTAAGACGGACATCCCCGAGGATGCTGTGCCATTTCTCATGGCCGTTCAGGACAGCATCGCGGCAGCGGCGGTGCGGGCGAGGCCGGAGACGTTCCCCACGACAGAGCACTACTTCCGGGCGATCTCTCCGGAGTTCTCGGGCGACGAGCCGACGAAGATGTTGGGATCGGTCCTGTCAGCCTCCGGGGAGCCCGACGAGTTGCTGCGCCTGCTAAGGACCAACGCGCCCATCGCCGATGCCGTGGGCATACTGGGCCTATGGAAGCAGTCGAACGTTGACACCTTCATCCACGAGTCTGGGCACCTTCTTCGGATGATCCTGAGAGACGAGGACCTAGAGGCGGCGCGGCGCTCCTTCCTCGATCTCTCGGTGGTGAAGTTGCCCAGGGAAACCGAAGACGAGTTCCGTACGCGCGTCGCAAAGATCGACCTGGATAAGGTCTGGCTGATCGGTGACTTCCAGCGCGAGGCGTTTGGTCAAGTCTTCGAGGAGACGCGGCTGTTCGAGGAGTACATCGCCGATGCCTTCCAGAAGTTCCTTCGGACTGGACAAGCGCCGAACGCTCGGATGAGGGACGCCTTCGAGCGGATCGGCCAGTGGCTTGGGGACCTCATGGGAAGGACGATACGGGCCGAGGGCAGAGAGAAGATCACGAGCACCGAACGAATCTTTCGGGGCGTGGAGCTCTCCGATGAGATGCGCGCTCTGTTCGCGCGGCACATAGGCACGTCCGAGGACGACATCATTCCCGTGCGGCGATTCGCTCCTGAGACGCCCGATCAGATGCCCACCCGAGAGGACCTGATAGGCGACTACGCAGCGGAGTTCGGAATCACGTCGAGCCAAGCGGTGGCCCGACTCAGGGACCCCGATGCCCAAGACGTGCGGTGGCTGAGCCGCATGGCGGAGAAGTACGGGAACGCCGAGGAGTTCACCCGCGTTCGTACGCAGGTCGTCAGGGAGGTGCCGGCGCCCGACATCCCGGGCGGCCTAGAGGAGCGCCTGAACGAGATACCCGGCGCTGGGGACATCAAACGCAACATCGGGCTGGTAGAGGGCGGTGAGTTCCACCAGGAACGTCTGCGCGAGCTCGCAGAGCGAGTCGATACGGAAACCGCCAACCTTCGGGCCAACGGCGATATGACTCCAGCGACGATTCTGTCCGGACGCGTCATGGACGACATCATCCAGCATGTCGCGGCGAGCGCGGCGGGGCTCGGCGGCAATCCCCAGTTCCTCGACCGGCCATCGCTCGCGAACTACTTCGAGCAGATGGGCCACGGCAGGGTGGTCGAGGGCATGTTCAAGGTGGCACGGCGCGAGCTCGGGATCGCAGACGACACGGAGGACATGTTCCTCGCGTTTGTGGCCCCTGCGGTCGCGCTGAGGGCCGGGTACAACGCGCTCCACTTCTCGGAGCAGTACGCGGGGCTCGATGCTCCTACGCTCATGTCGGAGGTCTCACAGTACGCCTTCCACCTGCTCGACCGCACGGCGCGCACGCGCCTACAGAAACTTGGCGTCCTTGAACGCGCCCCAGGTACGACAGTGCTGAACGCGGTGCTGCCTTCGTCGATGATGCGGCGCAAGCGGATGCAGTACTTCCTCGTGGATAGCCGCTTCGTGGAGGTTGACGAACTAGGCAGGCCCCGTGGCGTGCTCCAGGCGACGAAGGCCTTCCGCCCGCTCGATGACGGCACGCTGGCGTTTCTGGCGCGATACGGCCGGGTCGAGGCAGGCGTGAGTTCCGCGCAGTTCCTTGGCCGCTCTGATGATGAACTGCGGGCCTCCTTGGACATCCACCTTCCCGGCGGCAAGACCTCCAAGGCGCTCATGGCCGAAGACGGCTACTTCCAGTTGCGGATGGCCGACAACCCCATCGTCATCGATGAGCAGCACAAGTTCTGGGCCGTCGAAGTGCCTTTCTCCGACCTCCCCATCACAACGGTGAACCGCCTGTACAGGTCCGGCTCGTTGAGACTTGAGAAGCTCGATGACATCTCCCGGCGCGGGCGGGTGAGCGCGAGGGACTACATGCGCCGGTACTTCGAGAGCACTCCGGCCGTCGTGGGCAGCCATGCCGGAGAAGGCCTCTTCGTAGACGACCCCGGGATCGCCTTCGCGGCACGTTGGGCTCAGAGCAAGCGGGCAGTTTTGAAGGCCGAGCTCCTGTCGCACACGCTCGCGCACCCGTGGTATGGACGCGCGGCCTTGACGGCTGGCATGGACGATTGGGAGG